TTTCGCCGTGAGATTCAGCAGGAAGGCACTGCGCCGGTCAACAGCAGCGGGATGCGACTGGACACCACGGCAATCCTCAGCAGGCTATCACAGAATGAACGGGGCAGGATTCCGGGCAACGCCAGCCACGTGACCGCATTCATTGACAGCAGCGACCAGGTGCTGTGGTGGATGGTGTGTGCGTGGGAACGAGACTTCAGCGGCGTGATTGTGGACTATGGAACATGGCCGGATCAGGGCAGGCCGATTTTTTACAAGTCGGATTTGGTCCGCAGGATATCGCAGGAGAAGCCGGGGGCATCATGGGAAGAGGCATTTGCACACGCCCACAACGAATTGGAGCGGGAGTTGGTGCAACGATTCCCCGAGCTGGATCTGATTCTTAAAGACTGGTCGGACGGCGGACAGAAGCCCCGCATTGAATCGCAGGTTTCTGCATCGGCAAACCGCAGCCGCATCAGGCCGTCGAAGGGGTTTGCACCGCGACCGGGGCGCAAGCCGGTGCATTTGTGGGGAGATCAACACAGAGACCGCCAGACCGGGGCGTACTGGCTGGAGAAACGCAGCGAAGGCATTCACCATGTGCAGTACGACGTGAACATCTGGAAGAGCCACGCAGCCCGCAGGCTAATCACAACAATCGGGGCACCGTCTGCCGTCCTGCTGCCGGGCAGTGACGAGCGGGCAAACAGGCTGCTGGCGGAGCACTTTACCAGTGAAACCCCGAAGGCGGTCAGTTATGATGGCGCAACCGGAGTGGCGTGGGAACTGCTGGTTGGGCGGGATAACGACTGGTGGGACTGTTTTGTGGGGTGCAATGTGGCCGCAAGTATCTGCGGCGTGGGGGTGGCGAATGAGCGGACAGGGAGCAAGCAGCGGCGGACATTTGCATTACCTGGGGGCGTCCGTGGCTGATCGTGTTTTTCAACTGCCCGGAGGATTGCCGTGTCAGCACTGCGGAGAAGTGCTGACGCGAGTGCAGCACACCCGGACAACACCAGGTTTCATTTTGCGGGAGCGGCATTGTCCTGCCTGCGGGCGGATCAATACCACGTCAGAACGTATCGTTGCAGTCCGTGAGCGTCACGGAAAGTTTAATGAGCCGATGCAGTAGTTGGCACTAATGCCAGCATGTTGTTTCTGTGCGTGGTGTGGTGTGCCATTATACGGGCATGACCACACCAGCCGAACAACTTGCAGCCGACGTGAGCAAGCCCGCAGCTATCAGCAATGATGGTGTGAGTGTGAGCAATCGCAGCCTCACGGAACTGATGGAGTACGAAAAGCATCAGGCTGCAAAGTCTGCTGCTGCGTCTCCGAAAGCGTGGTTGCGTGGTGCTATCTTGAAAATCGTCCCGCCCGGAGGTCACTGAGATGGCCCGGCGCGGACGACACAAGCAGCCTGCAAAGGCACCGCAGCAGATGGTACGTGCAAAGTTCGATCTGGCACAAACGACGCCAGACAACCGCAGGCACTGGACGAACGCGGATGGATTGGCGGCACGAGCTGCAATCAGCCCGGCTGTACGGCGTGTTGTACGCATTCGGTCCCGATACGAGGCGGACAACAATTCATGGTATGCCGGTATCCTGCGAACAGCCTCCAACCATATCGTCGGCGCAGCAGGCCCACGACTACAGGTGCTGACGGCAGACACCGACGCAAACCGCCGCTTAGAGTCCGCTTGGCGTCAGTGGTCACACCGAGTGAAACTCGCCGACATTCTTCGAACGTGCGTTGAGGCGTACTGGCGTGATGGCGAAGTCTTCATTATGCGGGGCAGCTCGATCCGGTTTCCGCTGGGGCTGGATCTGCTGGTTCTGGAGTCTGATCAGATTGCCACACCGTGGCAGCAGTCGCAACTGGTTGACCCGTTTGTTGACGATGGCATCAGGTCTGGTGGACCCATTCGTGGACGACGGCATCAGGTTCGATCGCGCGACGAACGAACTGGAATTCTACGTCTATGATCATCACCCCGGACTGAACACGCCCGTGAGCACACTGCAGGGACAGTGGTACGCCGCGCGTGAGGTCTGCCACCTGTATCGGGCTGAGCGACCGGGTCAAACCAGAGGCATCCCGCGAGCAACACCGGCACTGCAGACGCTGCCAATCATGCGACGGCAGGAACTGGCAACGCTGTACTCTGCTGAGACAGCCGCGAATTTTGCCATGTATCTCAAGAGCAATTCGCCCGCGATTGATCCTGCGGACAGCCCGGCAGACTTCGCAGAAATCGAGCTGACGAGGAACATGTTGACGACGTTGCCTGCAGGCTGGGAAATCGGACAGGTCGAGCCGAAGCAGCCGGGACCGTTGTACGAAATGTTTCAGCGGCAGGCCCTGATGTCGTTTTGCCGTTGCACGAATATGCCGTACACACTGGCAGCAGGCACGGGCAAAGACGCCAATTTCTCGTCCTTCAAAGGCGACATGAAAAACGTCTGGGAACCCGAGGTACAGGTTGAGCAAAACCGCATTCAGATGGACATCGTGGAACGGTTGTGGCAGTGGTTTCTGGAGTCTGCTGTTTTCGTTCCGGGGCTGTTGAACGGGCTGCCTGCCATTGCGGACATTGAACACCGATGGCACTGGCCACCGCTGCCGGAACTGGATCAGGTTGAGAGTGCACAGGCCGCTGAGATTCGATTGCGGACCGGTCTGGCAACGCCGACCGAAGAGCACGCACGCAGGGGCAAAGATTGGGATCTGGAGTCTGTGCGTGGGGCTGCCGACTTCGGGGTGAGTGTGGACGCATACCGGAAGGCTGTATTCGCGCAAACGTTCCCGGTGACTGGCACGCCACAGGCACCCGGTATGCCGACCGACACGACTGTGACCACAGCCAGCACGGCAGTTGCTGACACGGCAATGAACGGGGCGCAGGTCAGCAGTATCGTGGCAATCATCGGACAAGTGGCAGCCGGAGTGATTCCAGCCGCATCCGCCAAGGCCCTGATACGATCGGCCTTCCCGTTGGTTGCAGAGTCCAATGTTGATCAGATGCTGGCCCCGTTTGCGAACGTGGCACAGCAGACACCGGCAGCCACGCAGCAAGCCCCCGCTGCGGCTGCCGGTGAATATACGACAATCGGACAGCGAGCGTTTACGAACAACCAGAAACGCATCCGCAAGACTCTCGACAGCCTGACATCGGGCGAGATTTCCGAGGTGATGGCGGACCAGACGTTGCAGTCTATCGGGCTGAGTCCGGAGAGGTCTCGGGCACTGATTGACGACGCACTCGGAAGCGGTGTGACGGATGACGAATTGCAGCAGGTTGACGCGGCAGACGGTGACATCATGGCCGCACTGTCTGACGTGGACTTGACGCCGTCAGAGGGCATGAAAGAGGAAGCACAGCGCGGGTTGGATTGGCGGAAGGAGCACGGACGCGGAGGCACGCCCGTAGGCATTGCACGAGCGCGAGACATTGCAAACGGCAAGAGCCTGTCGCCTGAGACCGTGGGGAGCATGGTGCGGTTCTTTGCCCGTCACGAAGGCAACAAAAAGGCCGAAGGGTTTTCACCCGGCGAAGATGGATTCCCGAGCAATGGCCGCATTGCGTGGGCACTGTGGGGCGGCGATGCTGGCGAGACCTGGGCACGGTCAAAATATGAGCAGTTGCAGAACGCTCGCGAGGTTGACGCAGAAGGCGGTGTGTCAGTGACAGCAAACTGCGGAACGGGTGCGGGTGGGTTTGAGCCGGGCAATGAATGCGGCAAGGGTGGCGGAGCGTCGGGCGGCGGCAATTCAGGTAGCAGCAAAGGTGGAGGCACAGCAACGGCACCCACCCACAATGTTGCGTTGCCGAAGAACAAGACCAAGGCGACGATACAGCAAACAGGACAAGCCCTCGACCAAATGGGCTACAAACTCGGGAAAGCCAAAACCACACTGAAGCAGGGAAAGTTTGTCACGTCATACACGGTGACCGATCCGGACGGCGTGGAATCTGACATGCCTGCAGAAGCCGTTAGGGATCTGGCATATAGTGGGGCCGCAAAATGAAGAACATCAACATTACGCAGCGTTTACAGTTGCAGGCAACGGACGGCGCAAAACCGCGACGGTTTAAGATTGAGGCGTACAACGGCGGTCTGCTGCCGGTCGATGGGTTTGAGTATCCGGTTGTCGTGGACTTGCAGGGGCTGCAGACACCGAACCAGATCCCGATTCTGATTGATCATCGCAAAGAGGTTGAGGCCACACTGGGCATCACGGAAACAATCGCGAACACAGGCGAGACACTGACACTGGCCGGACTGGTCACGGGTGTGTCGCCATTGGTGCAGACTGTGCTGGCACAGGATGCAGCCGGGCAAACTTGGCAGGCGTCAATCGGGGCGCGTGTGCTGGAGTCTGTGGAAGTCCCTGAGGGTCAGGTTGTCAGTGTGAATGGCCAGGAGATTTCCGGGCCGTTTGTATTGGCTGTGAAGAGTGTGTTGAAAGAGACCTCGATACTGCCGCTTGGTGCGGATTCGAGCACGTCAGTCAATTTGGCTGCATCCGCAGCCGCAGCATCGAAAGGGCTGGTTATGTCATTTGAGGATTGGGTTAAGAGTTTGGGGCTGGATTCCAGCACCATGAATCCGGAACAGCAGGCCGCGTTGCAGGACGCCTACGCCGCGAAAATGAAGGTGGCTGCTGCTGCCGACGGCATGCCGGAGAAAAAGCCGGAGCCGATGGCAGCCGTGGCACCAACCACTGCAGCCGCTGCAGCACAGGTGGATCTGATGGCCGGATTCCGCCAGGGTCTGGCTGCTGAGCATCGCCGAGCGTCCGCAATCAATGCCGCTGCTGGTGGGTTCCATGACATCGCAGCCACTGCAATTGAGCAGGGCTGGAGTGTCGAGAAGACTGAACTGGAAGCACTGAAGCGGCAGACTGCACAGAGCCGCACGCGACCGACGTCATTCACAGCTGCACAGGGCAACGGGGATCAGACCCGAATCCTGCAGGCCGCGTTGTCAGTCGCACGCGGACACAAGGCAGAGAAGCATTTCACGGACGCCGAACTGCAGGCCGCACACAGCCAGTACCGTGGGCGTGTTGGTCTGCAGCAGGTGATCATTCAGGCCGCTGCAGCAAACGGAATGCCGATTCATGTGGGCAGCCGATTGCATGACGGCAACCTGCGCGAGGCCCTGCAGTACGCGAGCGGTCAGAATCTGCAGGCCGCTTTCAGCACAGTAAGTCTGCCGGGCATCTTCAGCAATCTGGCAAACAAGGAATTGCTTGCCGGGTTCGAGGAAGAGGACAACAACTGGGAAGAAATCTCAGACGTGAAGAGCGTGTCGGACTTCAAGACTCACACGTCCTATCGCCTGAACGACGAAATGGAGTACGAGGAACTGGGGCCGGGCGGCGTGATGAAGCACGGCAAGATCAGCGAAGAGCAGTACACACGATCTGCTGACACCTACGCGAAGATGTTCAGCCTGACGCGCCGCGACATCATCAACGATGACCTCGGGGCGTTCGACGACCTGCGTGTACGTCTCGGACGTGGCGCAGCGCGTCGTCTGAATCGTCTTGTGTGGACCACGTTCCTCAGCAACCACACGACGTTTTGGACGAGTGCCCGGACGAACTACATCGAAGGCAGCACAACCAACCTCGGAACCGATGGCGTTGGCCTGAGTGCTGGCGTAAAGGCGTTCCGTCAGAGGAAGTCTCCGCTGGTGACTGGTGCCGAAGAAACCAGCCGCATGACGCTGGGCGGACGTGCAACGAAACTGCTGGTTCCGCCGGAGCTGGAAGCCGTTGCAGAAGCCCTGTATGTGGCCCGCAATCTGGCTGCCGTGAAGGCTGCAGACGCAAACATTCACGCGGGCAAGTACCGCGTTGTGGTTGCATCTGAACTGTCTGATTCGGTGTATGGTGGCGGTTACAGTTCCACAGCTTGGTACCTGTTCGGCGACACGCTGAAGCCTGTGGTGACATCGTTCCTGAATGGGCAGCGAAGCCCGACTGTTGAATCTGCTGACGCCGATTTCAACACGCTGGGCATTCAGTTCCGTGGCTACCATGACTTCGGCTGTTCGCAGTCTGAATACCTGGCAGGCATCAAGTCAAAGGGTGCTGCCTGATTACAGGCGGCGAGTGAGTAAATCCCGGCAGCAGTGGCTGCCGGGTCTTTTCAAATTGAATTCATTCAGGAGCATATACAGATGGCACAGGTTCCGGCGTTTTTGGTCAGTAGTGATGGGGCACTGGATTACACTCCAGCCGCAGCCGTTACCGGTGGAGATGTGATTGTGCAGGCTGGCATTGTGGGCATCAGTCCCACGGATCTGGCAGCCAGCGAAAAGGGTTCAGTTGCGCTTGAAGGGCTGTACGATGTGCCCAAAACCACGGCAGCTTGGGTGCTCGGGCAGCCCGTGTACTGGGACGCGACCGGCAATCCGGACAGCGGCGACGCTGGAACAGGTGCCGCGAATCAGACCGGTCCGGGTGTGTACATGGGCGTCTGCACAAAGACCGCAGCAAGCGGCGACAATCTCGGGCAGGTGATGCTGAATGCACCCTACCCGGATCGAGCGGTCAGCGTCACAGCAACGACCGGCGGTGCAACGACCGGCCTGATTCCAGCCGGGGCATCCTATGTCACCGTCACGAGCGACAACGCCGACAAGCAGATCAGCCTGCCTGCTGGCTATGTTGGGCAGGTGCTGCGAATCCTTGTGGGCACAACCGCCTGCGAGCTGATTTCTGCAGTGGCTGCGGACAAGGTGAACGAAGTCGTGGTCGGCGCAACGAATGAACTGGCATTGACTGCCGAAGCACTCTACACGTGCGTTTACACGAAGAGCGGGTTCTGGATTGTCACCGGGCTGACGAAGCTTGGTGCCGCACAGGCTGCACTTGTTCCTGACGCGCGCTGAGGTCTGCAATGACGACGGGTTTCGAAGATGCTGCCACGAGTATGACAGAGACGCTGCTGGCGTTTGCCGGAGAGTCTTGCGTGTATATTCGTGGGGCATCTTCAGCCA